AATCGAGATGGCGTAATTGGAATCAGCGATCCCAATGGTGATCTTCTGCCCGGTGACTGCGGCCGGGAAATCCACTTGGCCGAGCGCCGACATCGTGCTCGGTGTCGGGAACCACGTATTGATGAAGTTCGCCAGCGCGTTGAAATTCTGATCCAGCGTGCTTGCAGGTTGAGTTCCTGAGAGCGCCGAGAACACGACTGGCAGAGTAACCGCCGACATTACGCAATGTCCTCAGTCCACTCCAAGTCCACGTTGTAAAGCGCGCCTGCATTCGTGGCGGAGATATTGAGCGCGAACTGCTCAGCCGCTCCCAAGAGCGTTGGGCACTGCTTCGGTCCGTCACCGAACTTCCACTCGACGGGAAGCGCGGAAGCGCCAGTGGCCGCCGCTCCAACCGAAGCCTTCGCCGTTCGGATGGTGCCTACTACCGCGCCAGGGGTCGGCGCCACGGTGTAGGAAAGGGCCGAGGCGGATGCAGCCGAGGCATCTGAGCGGTGAGGAACCGCCGTCATTCCGGCCGAAGTTCCGCCCGTGTCGGCGGCAGATCGTTTCACCAGAGTCAGGTCTGTCTCAGCCGCCGCCGTTGCGATGCCTGAGAAGCTGACTCTCGTCAAGCGGATGACTTTTCCGGCAGCGCCCTTCAGCGTCACCATGTCGCCAGCGACGCCGACCAGGCCGGTGACGGACGCGGAGTAGGTCGTTACCGCGCCGTCCTTGAGCTGAACCTCGGCCATTTCAGTATCTCCCCTTGTCGTCGTCTCCAGATCCGACCACGATTCCGGGCAGGCAGTGAGCTGGCTTCCCGCTCTTGTTGGTCGTGCCCCTCCCTTCTGGGCCGCCCGTCTTGGTCGGTCCGAAGAAGCGAGCAGGGATCACGTCTTTCTGCTGCGTGTAATCAATGGCCATGTTGGTCATGCAGTTCGCGACCTTGGCGTTGCTCGGGTCAGCACGGCGGTAGGTTGTGATGCTGGAGAGCCTGAAACTCTCCTGCCCCCGCTGCTCTCCTTGACGGACGAACTGACCAGGACTCGGCACCTTCGGTTGCCGCGCCTTGCCTATCGGTTCCTTGTGCTTCATGGATCGCCTCGCTTGTTGCCGCCCCAAAGGATCGGCAGGAATATCAAGACTCCGAACGCGACCGCGGCTCCAAGGTGAACCCAAGTTGCCAGCGCCATCGCCCAAGCGAACAGGCCGAAGGTCATCAGCAGGCTCAGCAGAACGATCAGCCGAGCCGCCAGAATCCTCATTCCTACCTGAATCGCCGTCGTCACCCTCACCAGATCATCTTCCATATTGCCCCCTTGTACCCGATCAGGATTGTGCTATTCGTCGTCATTCTCGTCAAATCCGGTTCCGAAATCACCATCTCCGAGCTTGGCTTTCAGCGCCTCGTTCTTGATCGCTCTGTCGAGGATCTTCAGCTTCTCATCGACGGACATCGCGCCTTCTCCAGTGAGCGGCGCGAGCTTCGCCTTCTTCAGCAGCGACGCGATCAGGTCGTCGATGTCCTTGTTGCCGGCTTGCTTCTTGCTCATTGCTGCGGCCCCTGCTGCCCTTGCTGACCGATGAGAGCCGCCTGAGCGGGCAAGTATCCGGCGCGAACGGCCTGCTCGATGAGCTGACGGTTGAATGCGTTCTGATCCTCCGGCACAAGCCCCTTGCGAAGCTCGGCAGCGGTCTTTTTCGGATCGAACAACGTATCTGTCAGGTGCGACTGAACTCCCTCCTCCAGCGCCTTGCGACGACCTCCGAGGAGCCAATTGAACGACGATGCCTTGCGAGACATGATGTGCGGAGCCTCGTCATACGGGCCGCTGATCGCAGAGCCCATCTCACCGAGCCTGGAGTTCTGAGTCTCGGGTTTGTACTTCCCGCTGCTGCGGGCCTCGTCCATCTCTATCGCCTTGGAAATGCGAGAGTACGTACGGAGGTACGGCTTCCACTTCCCGCCGCTCGCTTGATCCAGCTCGTCGTCGAACGCGCGCTGAAGGTTCCTCTCCAGAGATCCGGTGAGAGCCTTGTCCCAATTCGCGTTCTCTTTCGCAGCGGACTCGATGTACGTACCGAGTTCCCTGCGGACGGTGTACAGGCTCTTTGCGTCGATGCCTCCGTCCTTGGCCGCCAATGATTCCAGCTTCGTCTGGATGGAAGCCATTGCCTTCACGACAACATCGCTGGCACCGAGTGCGGGGTCTTTCAGGATGTTGTCGATCTGCCCCATGACGGAGTTGATCGTGGCTGGCTTGGCTCCGCTGGCCTCAAGCTCTTTCAGGCGAGCTTCGGCGCTGGCGAGCTGCTTCTGCCGCATCTCTATGACCGGCTTCATCTCCTTGCTCGCGGCTCCCGCCTCCTCGGCTCGCTCAGCATGTGGCGTGTACCGGGCAGGGGCGCGCGGAGCCGCGCCGGACTTCAGCGGGATCTGCGCGTCGCGGCTTGGGCTGCTGAACCCCGGGCCTGATGCGCGAGGGGTTCCTGGACCGGCATTGGCCGCATCTGCGGCCTCACGGCTCAGCGGTCCACCGCTGCTGATGTCCGTGGCGGGGGCTTTCCCGCCACCCTGACCAGCGGATCTCTCTGCGAGAGAGGAGCCTACCGGCCCGGGCTCCGGCGCCTGGTCGATGGCGCGTGCCTCCTGCTGCGACTTCATCGTGTCGAACCGCCCCTCCTCCTGCAACGCCGACGCCTTGGAGCGGAAGCGATCTGTGATGGCACTCGTGACGCGAGCGAACGTTCCTCCGGTCTTGTTGGCGGCCTCTAGCGCGCCTAGGCGCATGTTCTCACCAATCTTGTCGCGCTTCTCTTTCAGCGCGGCTCGGGCCCCTTCCTGCTCCTTCTCGTTCCGGCCGAACTTTCCTGGAGCGCCCGCTGGCCCCGCCATCTCGGCAACTCGGCGCTGAAGTTCCTGCACCGGAGCGCCTTCAGGGATCGCGCTCGCTGCCTCGGCCGCGGTCGGCTTGCTTCCCTGAACGTAGATGCGGGTTTTCTCCAGCTCATCGGCCAGCTTGGCGCGCTGCTCAGCAGTACCGGCGACCTTGCGCAGATAGTTCCCGCCGACCTTATCGCCCGCCTTGCTTCCCCGAAGAACGTCCCAAAGGTTCGCGCCCTTGTTAGCCATCGGCGCGACCATCTTCTCTGGAGCGAGCGTTCTGGCTGCCGACTTCGGCAGCCCTGATCCCTCACCGAGAGCCATCGGCAGAGCATTCAACCCGACATCCAGCGACGCTCCGACGCCATCGGGAATGTTCCCCTTGGCCGTCTGATCGACCAGGAAGTCCTCACCCTTCTTGAACGGGTAGGAGATCGCTCCGGCAAGGGACTTTCCCGCTTCCGTCTGAGGCTCATAGGACGGGATGGCGTCAGCGGTTCCGCGCGCATCCTCGGCGCTTCCTCCAGACAACAGAGTCGCAGCAGACCCAAGTTGCTTCGGCAGCGCAGAAGCGCCTGCGGCTCCAACCTCGAATGGAGCGGCAAGGGGGCCGAACACCTTCCCAACCGCGTCCTTCGTCATCTCCATGCCCTTGTCGAGAGCTTGCCTGAACCGTCCAGGCTTCGGAGTTGCCGCGTCGGGGTACGCCTCCATCACCTTCGAGCGCACCTGCTCGTCGCTGGCACCTTCCGGTCCCTCGATGCTGTAGGTGTTGCCGTCAGGCGCTTTGATTGAATACTTCGCCATGTCAGTGCCTCACGACTTCTCCCCATCCGTCGCCCTTTGCTCCGCTGGATGACGATGGCTTGGCGGCACCGGCGAGTTCTTCTGGGGATGCGTCTGAATCCACTTTCCCGCGAAGTTCCGCCAGCGTTTCTTCGTTCGCGTCGTTGATGTTCGAGACGATCTTTCGAGCTTGGTCGATGACCGCCCTCATCTCTCGCACGCTCGATGTCTCGGGGAACATCCGGTCAGCCGCTTCGCGGACTTTGTTCGTCACGCCACCCGTTCGAGAGAGCACCTGCTGAACGTCGGCGCGAGTGTCCTCAAGCACCAGGATGTACTTTCGCAGGGCTGGGTCGTCTGTGATCTTCCCGGCTTTCCACTCACGGAATGCGTTGCTCCACTTCGCGCTCCCGAAGTTCACTTTCCCGGCCGTCTCGTTGAGCTGATCGAAGAACCCACCATCTCGGGTGAGCGCCTTCATGGCAGGCTTCACGACGCCTTCGCGCTTGGCGACGACATCGCTCTCTTTGTTCTCCTGCCCCGTTTTCATCTGCAATTCGCGGATGTGGTCTATGGCCTCCTCGGGGGTGTACCCGAGTTCCTGACCATGCTTTGCCATCTCGGCAACTTGGCTGGAGATGGCCGCAGCAGACCGACTCCCTGAAGTCAGAGAAATCTTCCGCTCGTTGGCGATTGCCTGCATCCGCTTGGCGTAGTCATCCAAAGAAGCGCCGCTCGCCTTCCCGGCCGCGTTGGCGTGAACGCCAGCGGCGTCAACTCGTGACTTGGCATTGATGCGAGCAGACTCCAGCTTTTCCTGGTTGTCGTCGTACTGCTTCACAAGATCAGCGCGAATTTTCATCGCCTCGTGCATGTGCTTCGAGGCTTCAGCGATCTCCTTGTCATCGGTGCCGATGGCTCGAAGGCTTATCTCGTAAGCCTTCTGCTTGGCGTTCAGAGTGTTCCCGTATGCCTTGAGCATCGAGTTGTACACCTGATCCTGCAAGGCCCACCGCTCCTTCATGATCTGGAAGTTCTGCTGGTACTGCTTGTTGGCGTCGTCGTACTGCTGACGGTCGCCCTTCATGAGCCCCTGAACCATTCCATTCATGGCGCCGAGCGCATAGGTCGCGTTCTGCTTCGTGAGCCCGCCTCCGCCGATTGCTGCCATTGCCAGGAACAGCGGAGACATCCGCATCACATTGCCGATCTGATCCTTCGGCTGCTGGAGCTGGAAGTCATGGAGATCCTGCTGGCGCTGGCCGGAGGAGTCGATCTGCTGATCCAGCACCCCCTGCATGTTGTCCATGACGCCCTGCTGACCCTTCAACTGGTCGTCAGCAGTACTTGAATCACTTTCGCGCTGCTTCTCCAGATCCTTGACCTTGGAAGCGGACTCGTCATACAGGGTAGACGCCTGCTTGTCGAGTTCTGACGCGGGACCGCTGAGCACGCCCACGGGCTTCTGCTCAAGGATCGAAGTGCTTGCGATCTGGTTCGGCATGTCAGCTACCCCACACGTTCATGGATGCCTACAGGCTTCCTCCGACGTTTCCGTTCACTTGAGCTACCTGAGTGAGCCAAGTGTCGAAGTCTACGCCCCATGCCTGTTGGCCACCATTTTGGTCATATATTTGCTGCATCATGGGTCGCATTTGCTGCATCCCATTCTGAGCCATATCGTAGCCTGCGTGACCTCGGGACGGAGCCGTCCCTTTAGGCACCGCGGCAAGCTGAGAATAGGTTCCCATGCTGCTAGTTGCATCCTGTCCGAGCCACTGGACGCTTCCGTCCGGCTTCATCAGGAAGAACTCTCCCGATCCTTGGCTTCTGTCCGTTCCTGCTCCCATTGCGAGATTGCCCTGCTGAAGTGCATACATCCCGCTTGGGAGCTTGGTGACGGTCTGCCCATCAGAAACATTCGTGATGCTGGCGTTGTGGCCACCAAACGCTTGGCCAAGCGCTTCAGCGGCAATTCCAGCCATCGCTGCGTACCCCGCCCACGCCCCCAATGAGCTGCCTCCCGCTCCCGCTTCCGTGCTCCCGAGAGACGACGAATAGGCATCCAGAGATGATGCTGCTGCATCGCTACCAATAGAGTTCGCCAGCGCCGTCCCAGAAAGAGCTTCTGGAGCAGCGGCCGTGATTGTGACTTCCGGCAGTTCAGTGAGGCCGGTAGCGCCTGCCGCTTCGCTACCCCCCGAGAAAGTCGATGCGTCGAACCCGGAGAAGTCTCCGAGCTGACTCCCAATCGCGGAATCCGAGGCGGCGCCGAATGCGTCGGCCGCTCCGGTTCCAACGTCGGTCGCTATGGACGCGCTGTTGGCCACGGCATCCATGTTGAAGGCGTTGTCCGCCGTGAGCCCGTCGAGCGCACCTTGCGTCCCGGTGACTCCGGCTGAGCCGCCGTTCCCGAGCGCCTTTTGAAGCGCGGTATTCAGGGCCTTGCTTGCAGTGGAGTTCAGGCCCGATGAGTTACCGTTCGTGCCCGAAGTTCCAGTTCCGTTGGTGCCGCTTCCGTTGCTTCCACCGGCCATCTGGTACGCCCACGCTTGGGCCAGCGTTCCCATGAGCTGAGTCATGGAGTTGCTGATCTGCGTGTCGGAGTTGAGGGTGTCAGAGATCGCCGTCGTGAGCGGCCCAAGCGCCGTGCTCTCCAGGTTCAGCGCGTTCGTGAGAGCCTGCTGCACGAACTGCTGACGCATGATGAGAGCGTTGTTGTCGATCTGCTGGTAGGCCGTATCGAGCGCGGTGCTGTCCACGATCCCGTTGGAGGATAGGCGCTGAGCGACCTGCTGCTTCTGCTGCTGCACGTAGGCGTCCATCTGCGCCTGCTGGCTGCCAGTGAGAGAGCCCTGGTTGAACTGGTTCAACTGCGTGTGAGCCGAGTCCAGAAGCGTCGTCGCCTCGTTCGTCAGCGGAGAAAGGGTCTGCTTGTTGGCTTCCTTCTGAGCATTTGCCGCACTCGAGGCGGCCGAATACTGAGCCGCGTAGGGAATTGAAGTCCCTATCGCTGTGCCAAGATCAGTGCCCAAGCTGTTGCTTCCGTTGCTCCCGAGAAGGCTGCTGAGCGCACTTCCTCCGAGATCCCCGAAGAAGCTGCTCAATGTCGAACCGAGCCCCGAGCTTGTGCTGGCGCTGGAACTTGCCGGCGCGCTGGATGCCGCCGTGTCAGTGGTGTTTTTCATCCCCTGGGAGCCGACATCGTACTCGGTCAAAGCGGGGGTGCTTCCGACGGTGCTGTCACCGAGCTGCAACCCGCCATCGTTGGCTTGGTACTTCGGGTCCATCAGGGCTGCGCTTCCGTCAGCCATTTCAGTTTACTCCCAGGGCAGAGTTGAGACGCGCGTGCATCGCATCATGCAACTGGTGCCAGTTATAGAAGCCCTGCTCACTCTGCCAATCATTCCCGAACAGAATAGATCCGGCTTGCGTGCTGCTCGGGAGGTACACCCTCGAAAGCGAGGAATGGGCTATCCCATGACGGGCAAACCAGTCGCCGTTCAGATCCTCGTCGTTCAACAGCGCCGACTGGAGATAGTACCCCTTGTCGCGCGCCGCGTTAAGGATCGAGCGGTGAGAAACGGCATGAGCCTGGAGCCACTGACGAAGGCCCTCGGGATTCTGGTAGTCGAGCTGTCCGAACAGTGAGACGAACATGACTCACCATCTCTTTGTGAGCTGAATGTCCATCGCAACCATGCTCAGCTCCATGTTCCACCCGTAGAACACGCCGCTCATTCCGACGTACTTGGTGAACATGCTTGGAGCGTCGCCGGCGATGAGCCCATAGCCGTTCTCGTAGAAATAGATCGGCGCGCCACCTGTTCCTGTGAACTGAAGCGTTCCGCCATCGGCCCCCTGGAATGTCAGATTCAGAGAGAACTGCGTCAGATTCATCGGGACGCTGGAGTTCGGTCCGTCCACGTTGAACGAAGCGGATCCGTAGTTCCCGAACACCTGAGTCTCTATGCCTGCCTTCAGCACCTTCTTGTCGCTGATCGGATCTCCCAAGTCCCACAGTGCGGTAATGAACTTGGAAGTAGGCGCGGAGTTCGTGTCGGAGAATAGCTGGTAGAGCTTGTTGCCGATCATCCCGAACAGGGTGGGCACGTTGCTCGCATACGCCGACATGACATAGGTGAGGCTTCCGAAGTTGCCGAACCACCACTTCTTGTCCCACCACAGAGCAAGCCTTGTTGCCGGACCAAGCACCGGATCATTGCCGCTCTTTACCAGGAACGCCGAAGTCAGGATGTTGTTGACGACGAACTGCCCGCCAGAGATCGACTGACTGAAGTCGAGCCACTGCCACGTCGTGTCGATGTCATCGGAAATCTTCTGAGCCGTGACTCCATCGAGAGCGAACGCTCCATACCGATTTGCCAGCATGAGCGAGCGGTTGTACGGGAACACCGACCACGGCTGATCGGTGCCAATGATCGCCTGCACGTTCAGGTTGGTGAAAACGGGGGTCGGAGGAGACGCGCCAGAAGGCACGTACACATCAGCGATCACGTTGATGCTGGTGCGCCCCAGGATGTACAGATAGCCATTCGCAGCGATGAGCCGCTGCACGCTCGTTCTGAGCTGGCTATCTGTGATGCTGACGTTTCCGCCTCCATCCGCCGTCTGGAAGTCGCTCAGAGAGTCCGCGGCGCTGTAGTACAGCAGCCGATTCTGGGCGATCCACACCCGGCCTGCGTACACCGCGATAGCCTGACCGCTGCTCGGAGCGCCGGTCGTTCCGCCCCTGGTCGTGAACGTCGTTCCATCCCACGAGTAGTAGTTGGAGCCGTCCACGATGACGACGGCGGCATTCTTCCACTGATCCATCGAGGCGCCGGATCCGGTGAGCCCCGAAGCGATCTGAGTCGTGGTGCCGTCGCTGATCTTGTACGAAAAGACCTTTCCGTTCGAGCTGAACATGATCAGGTAATCGACATTCACTACGTTCGCGTATCCCGCGGCGTAGATGGAGTCGCCACCGAAATCATGAAGCGATGCGCTTATGTTTGGGACAGTGCGAGCGTTTGCCGATCCGATGGGCTGAAGATTCTCCAGGTAGTACCACTTGTCATGCGGACATGCGGTTCTTGCATTCCTGGTGAAGCAGCCGCCCCACTCTCGGAACACATGCTGGTATTGAGGGCGCTCGCCTTTCTCTGATTCTTTGCGAGCTTGCGTGACTGCCTGCTGAGCCATGTCAGGCTCCAGCAGATTGCGGATTCGGGATCACCCTTGTTGAGAACGATCGCGCAATGTTCATCAGGTTCTTGCGGTACTCGCCCTCGAAGATCTTTGCCTCCCCCATCGCCTGCTCCTTGAACTTCGCAAGGTATGCGGCGTAGTACGGGACGGGAACTTCGAACGGAACCGGGATCTCATCGAGCGTGTCATCAGTGAGAGGAACGGGATTGACTGCCACGATCCAGTCAGTCAGGTACGCCTGATCCGGGACGGGGCCGAAGTAGACCGACAGCGCGCCCATGCGCGTGAAGGCAATCGGCTGCTGCAAGTAGTTCTGCCAGAATCGAAGCCGGGCAGAGAACACGGTCCAGGCCATGTAGCTCAGCGGATTTCGAGCATTCCCCCAATACAGGTCGATGCTCATTACGTCGATCACCCGGGTCGCGTAGTTAACCGGGAGGGCGGAGATCTGGTACTGCTCCTGCCCCGCCGTCAACGCATACCCGGAGATGATCTGACGCAGGCACTTCGTGTCCTGGGCCACCCGGTTACGGGCTTTGTTGATGTAGCTCGTCAGCTCCGCGTTCGACCAGAACTGACCGTTCAGGTCATGGAGGAGGAGCCTGACATCCGTAATGTAGGTGCTGAGGCGCACACGCTCAGATCACATCACGGGGGGTTTCGGGGGGCGGCGAACCGCCCCCCTCATCCCCACCCGACTGACTGCGGGGGCCCACAGCGCCGGAGTCGTTGCCCGGAGCGGAGTCGCCCGCTGCCGGAGAGTCATCGTCGTCCACAACGGCCTGAGCCGTGACTACGATGTCCTCGAACTTGATTCTGCCGAGCTTCTGCAAGCCCTCGTCAACCATGTCGGACGTGGTGGCCCAACCGAGACGCGCGAGCACGGCCGCCTTGTCGGGTACGCCGAAGCCGAATACGTGAGCCGCCACCGGCTCGGGCACGTCCACAGGCTCCCCGTGAAGGAACTCGTAGTCCTCTCCATCGTATCGCCCGATGATCTTCTTTCCGGTCTGGTTCGTGATTCTCACGAACCCACCCATGCGTAGCGTTCCGTTCATGGTCAATTGCCCCCTTCAGACATCACTCCAGGACCGAGATGCGGCTGGTGCCGGCCGAGCCCGACGCGAACAGCGCCATCTGCGGGCCGTTCAGCCAGAGCTGGCCGGCGCCGGACGCCGCCACCAGCGTGCGGTACGTCGGCGCAACGGCCGGCGTGTTGCCGGTCGTGCCGTCGTACACGATGCTCGTGTTGTCCGGGTTGTACTGGATGGTGCAGTTCGGGCCCAAGGCCGCATTGATGAAGCTCGACTGAACCAGCGCACCAGGCACGCTCGTGCCGAGGTTGTTCAGGAACCCGACGAACACACTTCCCAGGATGGCGGTGAACGGCGCCAGGAACACCGGGACGATGGTGCCCGCCGTGAACGTGCCCGCCGTGACCGTCGAGTACACCTGGAGGGTCGTGGTCGAGGGGATCGCCAGGATGCGGAAGATCGGACCGACCAGCGTGCCGGTGCCAGCCTGACCGGTGATGCCGGTGAACTGGACGAAGAAGTTCGGCATGGTGCCCGCGGCCGGCGCCATCGTCAGGCCGTGCGCAGAGGCGGTCGTGACGGTCACGATGTTGTTGGCCGCGGCGATGGTGCCCGCGCCGGACGCCACCGGAACTTGGGTCGTGCTCAGCTCGGGCTGAATGAACTCCGCCCCACCGGGCAGAGTCAGTTTGGTATCGCTCATTTCGGCGCTCCCTCAGATCGTCAGGAAGGTGAAGTTGGTGACGCGGCCACAGGACTTCGGCTTCGTCACGACCATCTCGGCCAGCGTCAGCACTGCGCCGATGTAGCCGATCTGGAAGTTCGAGAGCATCGACTCGAAGCCGCTGAAGGTGAAACACGCCTGCTCGTGAACGTAGAGGTTCAGGTAGTTCGTGTTCGCGAAGTAGACCGTGCCCTCCGGGCAGTACGGGTCGGCGTAGATCGGCACACCGGCCACATCGAGCGCTCGGAAGGCCGAGCGCGGGCGGTCAGCGTCCGAATCGAAGCCGTTGCCCGGCTGGATCTGGTACGACTCCGCACCGATGTAGTCGAGCCCGAGCTGAGCGAACGTGCCGAATCCGCAGACGCCGAAGGTCGGCATCTCGGCGCCGTTCTTGTTGACGCCGGCGAGGTACTGAAAGATCCTCGCGCGCGTCGGCGCAACGGAGCCGGCGTTGTACGACTTAGCCTGCCACCACGTATTCGCGGTGCGGTTGATGTTGCCGTAGGTGACGAGGTTCGTGCCGTCGTCCAGCGCGCCAGGCAGACCGATGATCTGCTGGTTGTTGCTGAAGTTGTTGAACAGCGATTGACCGAGCGCGTCGGACGCACTGTTGGTCGCGTCGTTCATGCGCGCCTCGATCAGCGGGATGATCGCATGATCGAGCTGGACCGCACCTTCCATGCCCAGGAAGGGGATCGGCGTCACGAGCGCCTTCAGGTTGAACTCTGCCGGGAACGACCCCTGCTGAGTCTGCGGCTGCTGGAACGAACCGCTGTAGTCCGTCCACTGCGTGTTGACGAACGGCTGGCCCTGAACCGGGACCGTGATGCTCGACACGCCGCCATAGGCGGTCTGCGCGTTGGCAAGCAGGGCCGCGACCAGCGGGCTCGTGTTGTAGATCTGCACGACCATCTTCGGGATGAACGCGCGGCGCGTGACTGCGACGAGTTCGTTGCCGATGGGGCCGCTTGGCATCACGCCTTGACCGAGAACGGGCATGTGAGTCTCCTGTTGTCCTTTCTACTGTCTAGCGCCTATGCCCCGTCGGCGCTTTCCTGTTCCTACCGACGTGCGACCTTCGCTTCGTCGATGATCTTGTGAGCCTGATCCCGCGCCCATTGCGTCGGGTTCTTCATGATGTCCTTCACGTCAGTCGGAAGCGTCATCCGAGTGGTGCTCGCCGGTGAGGGCGCTGCCAGTCGTCGCTCCTGCTGCATGAACTTCACGGCGGTATCGTAACTGCCGATCCGATTTTCCGTCATCACTTTCTCGACATCCGCGATCTCGAAGCCGTCTTTGCTCAGCTTCTCCTCGATGGCGCGGCGCTGACTGGCGAGATCGCGCTCCTGGATGTCGTTTTGCAGCTTCTCGATGGTCTGCGCGTTCTCGGTTCGAACCGCTTCCATCCGGTCGTCGATTTCAAGCTCGACGTGAGTGAAGTTCGGATCGCGCTCTTTCGCCAGCTTGAGCGCCTGCTTTCGAGTTTTCGGATCGGATAGCAGATGATTGGCGAATGCCGCCAGCTTCTCGCGTTCCTCATCCGTCAATTGCTTTGCCATGCCCCCTCTCCTTCACTCAGCCTTCGCGGTTCCGCTGCGGCACCTTGCGGAGCGTGCTGCCGGGAGCCTGGACCGTCATTCCGTTCTTCTGCAACCCGCGCGGGCTGCCGCTCGACAAGCCGCCGAACTGCGCGAACCGCGGCGGGTTGATGATGTTCTTGTTTGCCTGCGTGTTCGAGGTCGGCTCTCGGACATCCAGACCGCTGTTCGGGCGAAAAAGGCGACTGCCAGCCATGTGCGTTTCCTCTTGTGGATCGTTAGCCGGGCATTCCCGGCATCATCGGTTTCGGCGCGCCACCGGGCGCACCGCCCGGAGGACCACCGGGAGCGCCGCCACCGGGCGCACCCTGCATTCCCATCATCATCTGCTTCAGCTCGGCGGGCATCAGGCTCTCCGTGTCGCCTTCGGCCTTGCCGAACGCTTTCGTGAGTGCCGTGATCGCCTTGAGAATCGCTTGGCCTTCGGGGCTTGAGCCGCCGTACACGCCGAGCGCCTGCTCGAGCTTCTTCTGAGCCAGAAGGCAGTCCACCTTCGCGCCTTCGATGGCTCCACCAGGGCGCTTCGGCGTCATCATCGGAGATGGCGCCGGGCTCGGCTGAGGAGCGCCACCGGGCGGCGGCTGAGACATCCCTTGGGGTACGACTCCAGGGGGAATTTGACCGGGCATTGGCATCGGTTGTGAGTCTGAGCAGTGGCCGGAATTTCTGTCAAGCAACTCCTCGAAAGGAGTTGGGGAGCCGGTGGAATCTCAGATTGAACTGAGGGAGTCACCGGCTCCCCGTGTGGCCTAGAGCCAGCGCTTAGCGCTTGCTCTTACGACCGCGCCGCTTGCGACGTGCCATGATGCTCTCCTGCGTTGATGGGCCGAGCCCCCTCAAGATCCGCCGCCCGCCTTGCCTTTCTGCTGTTGAGCTTCGCGCTCGGCCTGCTGCTTCTCTTGCGGTTCGATCTTAGTACGAAGATCGTCGATGAGCAACTGCTCCATCGGAACATGAAGAAGCTGGATGAAACGCTCCCTCGTGATCGCTTTCGCCTTCAGCAGCTCGGTCGCTTTCTGTTCCTGATCTTCCATGAAGATCGGGCTGTTGCTGTGAGCATCCACCTTGACCACGTAGTCGTCGGGGAATTGGTTGGCGGAGAATTTCACTCCGTCCTCGTCCATGTACTCGGCCTTGTCGTCGTAGTGCTGCATCATCTGCGCGTACAGAGTGGCAGACTTCTCCAGGGAATCCTCGACCACCAGCGCACGCTTCTTGGCGCGGCTCGATCCGAGTTTGGCGAGCTGATTCGCGTGACCGCTTGACCGAACTCCCGACTCTCCTCGACCGGAGAGCACGTTCGTCATGCCGCTCATCTCCTCGAACATATAGTCGATTTCCTTGATCTCCTTGAACAGATCATCAGGAATATCCGGCGCAAGATTCTCGACCTTGGCGCCTGGTTGCTCTGACTGAATGTAGCCGGCCGGAGAGTCGAGAGCCGCCGCCAGCTCGTCCGTGATACCAGGGAATCCACTGAACGACTTCGGGGGCTTGGCCTGCTTGTCCATCATTCGCTGGATCTGATACATGCGCGTGTTGCGCATCATCTGAAGCGGAATCAGCCGCTCAACTTCGCTGATCCCCCAGAAGTAGTCATGAACGGGAGTCGGGCAGATCTGAACGAACGGCTGCTCATCCTTCACGAACATTTTGTCGAGCGCCCGGTCGAAGATCGGAACGCCAGGGGCCGCGATGGTGACGATTCGATACCCGTTGATCTTTGAGTCCCACAGGTACAGCTCGTACATTTCAACCATGTCGTCCGATGACTCGGGAACGTACAGGTCGATCCCCGTCAGATTCGCTCCGACGTTTCCGGTGATAACGCCGTCGCTGATGCTGGAGGCGATCACCTGATTTATCATTCCGCCCGATCTGTCCTCTCTGTGAGGAGACGGGGCGAGGCTCTTGAGTATTGTCTCCAACGCCGGATGCTCGCATGACTTCAACTCATCCGAGAGTTGCGAGCTGGAGATCTGGTACACCTGACAGAAAGCCTCCTGCTTTGAAAGCTGAGATATGTCCTCCCTCAGAACTCCGAAGTTGTGCGGGTCGATGACGCTTGGATCGACTTGCTTTCCGTCCCAACGATGCTTCAGCAGCTCCGTTCCGTAGACGTGCGCCCACAACAGCGCGTTGCCGAACACGATGTCTCCGTTCGATGCGTGCCAATGATCGTTGATTGCCTGGCTGAAGCGCCCTACCTTCTTCATCTCTCCGGTGGGCACGGCTGCCCCGAGCTTCGACTGGAACGTGGTCGTCTCCTGCGAGTACATGAACGACACGATCTGGTCGATGTGAGGATAGATCTTGTTGTAAGTCTCGTTCTGATCCGTGTCGCCGCCCGTTCCGTACAGGAAGAACTGCCGGAAGGTGTTGTACCGCTCGATGCGATCACCTCTTGATCTGAGGCAGGCATTGCGGACGTTCTGATAGAACGCCTCCCGGCTTTCCTGTGAATCAGGGATTTCCATACGTCGCTCCCCTCACGCGCTCGCCGGTCGCGGCGGGCAGCGGCTTGATGTTGGCTGCTTTCATCATCCCAGGAACGTCGAATCCTTGCCCGTCGCTCCCGAGCGCCCTGGTGTCGAACTTCGGCGGCTCGCCGTTCACCTTCGTGTGATCCAGCTTCATCCAGGCGGACCCGCTTTCGGTCTGCTGGAACTGAGTGCTCCCGCCCTTTGACCTGCTGGCGGCTGCGCCTCCGAGATACTTGCTGACGCTTTCCCCGCCACGGTTCCCGAGGTTGGTCATTCCGTGCGCCGCCGCGAGATCCCGGATCGTTCGATCCGCTCGGCTGGTCCGGTCTGATTTGAAGCCTGGCGCCTTCAGGAATACTCGCTGCACGAATGACTTGGAGCACCCGTGAGGGCACTTCGCTGCCATCGCCTCGAATACGCCGTGCGCCTTGCACTCATAGTCATGTAGAACGGGCATTTTTCCTCTCCAAAACTTCAGCGAAGGTAGGCATCCGCGGAGCGTCTGACGGCTGAGCCGCGGGTATCATATTCAGTTTGAGCCCTTTTCGGCCAATGCTCATGAATCCAAGGGCCTTGGGCTTGTTCTCTATCAGCGGCTTCGGGCTGGCCGTGAGCTGGGCGACGCCACACTGCTTCCCTCGCTTCATGCTCGGGATCATGACCAGCTCCCCGATCAGGATTCTCCTCAACTGACGGCTTACCCGCTTCTGCAAGCTCAATGGGAGCGGCTTCCCGCCGAACACATAGCGCCGCAACTGCGACTGACCGACGAATCCGAGGGTCTTTGCAAGGCACATGGAGTCGAACCACCACCCGTACTTCGGCTCATCCATGAGCCTTTTGCACCACTGAATGATCTCGGTCGCCTCGATGACCTTCTCTCCGTCAGCGTCAACGTGCCTTGGCGATTCCACCGGATACTCCAGGTATGGTCTGCTTGATCGGCTGGATCAATCCGGCTCGCTGGAACATCGTGGTGATGATCCTGCTGGTCTGATCGCCTCCACGCATCGCAACGTCCGAGTGCGACCGCTCGTAAGACATGCCTTCCATCATGAGCCTGGTGCGTACTTGGTCGTTCCACGCGATGATGGCGAGGCCAGCGGCGATCACTCGGTCGTCCTTGCTTCTGCTGTTCGCTCTCGGCTGACCGCCCTCCTCTCGAACCATCGACTTCATCTCGTCGATCAGATCTCTCGAGTGGACGACCGCAAAGCCTCTCTCGAAATAATCCTTGAACGCTCCGAGGTATCGCTCTTTGGTCAGATAGCTCGTCTGCGTGTGGATCGCCGTGGGCTGGTTGTACAGGCCGTCTCGACGCGCGTACAGGTAAGTCCTGATCGACTTCATGACGTTCTGCATTCCGGGACGCTCTGACACCGGTCCAACGAATCTGGTCCTGCTGATGTTCTGCAACTCGTTGAGCACCGCCTGGCCAGGGCCGTTCACTTCCAGGTTCCAGGTGCAGGGCTCATAGGCGCCGGCGAGATACACCATCACCCATGCGAAGGCGTATGTGTCCATGTCCGTAGTGCAGAACTCAGCAACCTGCTCGATGCGGTCGGAGTAGCAGCGCCACACGCTTATCGCATACCTGTCCGCTTCCTCGCTGCTTCCATACGCCGGATCTGCGCCGAGTACGTAGACCCCTCCCGCAGCCGGTTCAAACCATACTTTGAGCGTTGCAACTCTTGAAGGGCAGTCGAGTAACTGCGTGTCTGCGAAGTTGGCTCCGACATGGACCTTGAAATAGTGAGGGGGTGACTGTTTGTGGAGCCCCTTGTAAGTCTCACCGAGCTTCCGAGCTGTGAAGAACTGAGAGCCAGATGCCACGAAAGCAGCGAACTCTGTAGCTGGGTATTCCTGATCCAGCATGATCTCGTTGCCATCTAACTTCTCCTTGAGCATCCACCGCCGCCATGCGATCTGCTCGTCATCCATCTCGACCTGATAGAGCGCCTTGCACTCCTTGAGCATCGCCCGCTCGTCGCTCGTCATGCGACCGGCGCCTCCCCAATAGGCTTTCCAGACATCGCCGCCGCGCTTTGCGCGATACAGCTCGTTTGCCCAAAAGCCTATGAAAATAGCCCTTTTTGATACGGCGTCCTTCGAGGACATCCACATATCGTAGAAGTGATTGAACCCGTTCGCCGTGCTTTCCCAATGGAACAGGCGGTGTGGATTTTCCTGAGCGAAGGTCGCTATCAGGGAGTCGATGCCGGAGGGGTCTCCGTAGAACGCGCATTCGGTTGCATGGCAAAAAGAAAGAGCAGACGACCTACCGAGAGTTCCCTTTCCTTTCGCGGTCGTCCCCGCGACTTTGTACTGGAACCGGGATTTGTTTTTGAATACGAGCTGGTTCCTGTTGTGCTGGATGATCGGCCACTTGAGTTCTCGTGGGAGCGATTCATAGTACATTTCCAGCGTTGTTCGAAATTGATCTCTCGATGGCTCGTCGTGGACGATGAGAGCGCCGTTGATTCCCTTGTACTTCCCTGCCCAATACAGATCCATCGCCAGGGAGATTGTGCTGATGCCGAGCTGGCGGGCCTTCAGGGTGACGAACTCGTGAACGCCATCCTCCAAGCCCTTGACCATCTCGTTGATGAGACGGCGCTGAGTGCCGAGCAGGCGAGTTCCTAGCTTTACTTGGCCTCGGTCCTTCGTTTCGACCTTCAAACGGTCGCAGAACTTCCAGAAGCCTGTTAGATCGAACTGTGACATGGGCCCCCATGTGCGCTCAGTGAACGAGCGGCACGGTCAGTGTACCGTCTTGCGGCCAACTGATCGAGGGCCCGATTGAAACGGTGAGAACTACTTGCGTGTTCGGGGCCACAAGAGAGCCCGCTGCGACAGATTGTGAGATGACATAGGTCTGACGCACGGAGTTGTTGTGCGCCCACACTGGATTGACGGCCAGAAGCCCGTTGGAAGTGAGCAACCTCTGCGCATCCAGGTACATCAGGTTCGCCAGATTGGGCACCCCGATGGTTGATGCCGAGGGTGCAGGGCCCTTGCTCACGACCAGGTGCACCGGGGTTCCGTAGGGGACACCGGAACCGGATGCGGGAGACTGGCTTATTACATAGCCATAGGGAACCGCGGGATCGAACTGCCACTGGATCGGCTGGACGACGATGAGCCCGGCGTTGACGCAGGCAAGGATCGCATCGTCGAGCGACACGTATCCGGCCACATCGCCGCTCCAGAACGCGCTCGCCCACAAGGCGTCCTGGAAAAAGCCATGACGGCCTCAGCTCGTCGCCCCGATGTTCTTGGTCCCGACTCCATTGTCCTGCAACTGGTGCCCGGCGACGTTCGTCACGGCGTACCCGGTCTTGTCGTTGTTGGTCCCCACTGTCACAGGGTTGGTCACGCTGGCAACAGATCCGGTGATGTTGCCCGAGAGGTTGGCCGAGAGCGCCACGCCTCCGGTTCCATCCGTCATCTTCTGAAGGTTGGTCGCGGAAGCCGCCACGCCGTTGATCTGTGAGATATTCGCGTTGAGAGGAGCCGCGTTGCTGTAAGGCGCCGTAGGCACCAGCAGGTACGTGATCGTACCGGTTGGGGTGACGGCAAAGGCATCGACTGTCGCCGTCTTGGTTGATCCCACATAGGAGTTGATGGCCCTAGCCTGCCAATATCCCTGAGAGCTTCCGAACACCAGAAGCGTCATCCCGATGTCCGTGGAGTCAGCGCCGAACGGAGAGGCTGCGCGAAGCTGAACCGTCGTGTTGGTGGCTGCCTGGGCCGTACCCTGATCCACGATGCCGAGGCGTTGGAACACGCCGGCAGCGGTGAGGTCCGCGCCCTCCCAATACAGCACGTTCGCATCGGCCCGGCCGCCGCTGACGTTGAGCTGGTTCGCTCCAGTTCCAGTCGCCACCAGGCCGCCAGCCGAGCCGATGTTCACGTTCGGGAGTGAGGTGAGCCCGAGTCGAACCGCATCCAGCGGATCGAACGGAACCACCTGGCCAACGAACAGATCGCACGGATCTGCGCCAGCAGAAGTCGCGTGCAGCAGCAGCGGGCCGTTCGTTCCAGAGTCGGTCGCGTTGCCCGCTACCTGATACCAGCCGTTGCCGACCGCAGACACGGCCCCCGATGGGGACGCGAAGGCGCCGCCGTTCTTCGAGATCGTGACAGTGGGGGTCAGCCCGGTCTTGCCGGTGATGTGGTCCGCACTGTCCGTCATGAAGAACAGAATGTTCTGCGCGGTTGAGCCGTTCTTGATTAACATTTCTGCACCTGCCTTGACCCGACGCGGCCACCGAGCATCGAGAGTGTCTTGCGATAGTTGACTGCGGTTGCTACCAGTTCATCGAGAACCATCAGCATCGAGAGAGCATAGTCCCCCGAGCTTCCGTTCGTCCATGTCGCCGCCTTCGCGGTCGTGGATGTCGTTCTCAGATACTCCGTGACCCATGCGCCCGTATACCCGACACCGGCGATGGGGAAGTTGCCGCCGAACGAGTCGAAGTTGAATCCTGTTCCGATGCTCGTGCCGCCCGCACCCATGCACAGACCGAGCAGAAGATTCGGCTGAGAAACGATGGTCGCGTTGCCAGTCGTGATTCCGTCTGTCGTTGTGGGGCTTGGGCTCGGCTGATAGTTTGTGGATCTTGAGTCGAACGCGGACAACGCTTGCCCGCTGATCTCCTGAGTCAAAATCCACTGCATGTTCGAGCTTCCGCCGTAAGAGGCGGTGAGCGTGATTGATCCACCGATGATGTTGTCCGCAAGGAACTCCGTGACCTTCTGGTTGTAGAAGGTGTGTGTCACGTTCCCCTTCGCGTTGTACGTGTTGGGAGTCGATGCGTTGTCGGTGACGGTCGGAGTGAACGACGTGTCTCCAGCGACAAGAACCCTCAGCGCCCGTCCGCTGGTGGGAGTGATCGCATGAGTGATGGAGCTGGCTGCGGACCCGAAAGATCCGTTGCTCGACGCGGTAGTGACAAGCGCGATAGCCATTCCTACACGTCCCTGGGGGAATCCTTGAGCTGTTCGAGAACCCACTCATTGTAGTCAGGGCTCGAGCGAGTCGCCCTTCTGAATGAGCGGTACTCCGCCTGAAGCCTGGCGCTGTCGTTCACGTTGACGATCAGATCTCCGTCCTTGTTGAATCTGGACGGGCCCTCGAAGTCAATTTGGAAGTTGTGATACATGCCCCTCACCACTTGATCAGGATGTCGCCGTCGTTCGGGTTGACCGGTATGTTCACGCCGGCGTTGTAGACCGCGCCATTGAAGAACGGATCATCCCAGCAGGAGAGACGCTTCACTCGCATTGGCAGCGTGACGTTCTGTTGGCCGCCCATTTCTGGCGACCCGCACAGGAAGTACGCATTGGCCGTCTCTCTCATGTAGACATTGTTCTGGTACGGAGCCGAGGCCGGCGTGTTGCTGACCACCGCACCGTATGCGGTGAGAGCGATGTAGTTCGCCGTGTACGGATTCGCCTCACCCGTCGCATTCTGGATGTTCGGGTTGTAGTACGACATGCGGACCTGCTGCTGGTCCATCGGCACGTAGTCCACAAGCGCGTCGATTCTCGGGCCGTAGTCCCAATTCGTCGTCACCACGCAGCGAGTGAGGTGGAAGCGGCGTCTTTGCAGCTCTGCCGCATCGACTGTCGAGCTTACCTCGTGGTCATAGATGATCTTTCCGGTCGCGTTCGCTCTTTGCGATGACGACACGTTGTTGATGGCCCTGTCGATCCAGTTTCCGGCGCCGGCGAAGTTCATGTTCACCGAGCCGATGTGCTCAGCGAGGCCGCCATCCAGAGATCCGGCGTAGCCTGCGATGCCTGCCGGGTCCATGTTCTGGAACCAGTTGGACACGTTGGCGTATTTTCCGCCGCTCGAGCCGACGAGCGTTCTCCACTCATCCCACGAGAGCTTGTATCCGGTCCTGATCGCGGCCGGCGCGCCGGTATTCCCCGGAGTCCAGACTCCAGGGGAGAGCCAGGGGGCGGCGAACACGTCGTCATCGTAGCTGAACAGGACATACGCATTGGCTGAGAGGCCCATGCTTGCCAGCGGGTAGGCGACGACTGTGTTGCCCGCCCGGAATCCGTTCCAAAGGTACTGAGCGTAGGCTCGCTGCATGGTGCGGCTGGTGCCATCCAGGGCGGTTGCCGCGAAGTTGGCGACCAGCGTGTCACCGAAGCCATCGACCCAATGCTTGAGCGTGCCGTCATCGAGCAGGACGGCCCAGCCGGAGCCGTAGGTTGCGTATCCCGACCAGCTTTGGACGATGTTGTTCCAGTTCGTCGATTGGCCGCGCGTTCCATCGAGGTAGGGGACGCCGTTCCAGTTCTGATTCTTCGCCTTGATCTGCGCCCACACCGACTGCATGGAGACGCCGTAGCGTTGCTCCCATGAGTTGATGTACGCCATGATCGTGAATCGCTCTTGCGAGGCGAGCTGGATGAACCGAGAGGAGTTCAGGTTGTCGCTTGAGCCGCCGATGATGTATGAGCCCATGCCGAGCAGCAGGCCGGTCGAGACGTTCGGGATCGAGAGCACGAGGATCTGCGAGGCTGCTGACACGTTCGGCGTGCCGGTGTTGTCGCGTGCCTTGACCGAGATATTGAGTGTCTGTCCTGGCGAGACTGTCGGGGTGTAGGTGGGCTGCACGTCGTCGATGCTGACGGCGACCTGTTGGACGGCGCCGCTCACTGCGCTCACGCCGTCATCCGAGGCGATGCCCACCAGGAAGTAGGGGTTGCTGCCGAGGCTGATGCTGACTGCCGAGCCGACGGGGGAGAAGTTCTTGCCGTCGGTCGAGTAGATGGGCTGGACCGAGACGGCGTTGGTGATCTCGAAGCCGAACCAGACGGGGCCTTGCGGTGTACTGACCGTGGCGCCGTCGATGGACACGGCGCCGACGGTTTGGCGGTACTCGACCTTTGCCCCTTGCCCGAGGTTGAAGGGGAATTGCAGGAGCTTGATGTTGGCCGATCCCGCGCTCGTATCGGCGCGGAGCATGGCGAAGATCTTGGAGTAGAGCCAAGAGGCTGACCAGGTGGAGGGGATCTTCCAGGTGAGCCGGGTGAAGGTCGAGGCGCCGAGCGGGATGGTTGCGCCCATTCCCGGAAATCGGTCAGCGGTACCGAAGCAGGTGCCACCGGTGCAGGCGAGGGAGAAGTCCGAGTTGGTCTGCGTCACCGTGACGCCGCTGAGGGCCGAGCCGATGGTGAGTGCGGCTGGTGTCCACTGGAAGCCTGCGGTCTGGGAGACGGATCCGAGGAGGCTCACGCCGTCGTAGAACTGCAAGTCCTTGCGTCCGCTCCACGCGGCGCCGGCCGGCGAGGGGTCTGCTGGCGGGAACACGGAGACGACTGGGGCGGCTTGGGAGCCTGTGTTGCGGAGGCCGACGGGGATGGTGGGAGCTGAGCTGTCGGCCGCGGCGCTGACGGAGTTGACCGAGAAGGAGTTGGAGTCGATGTTGACGCCGAGGTAGGTCGTTCTGGCGGTCAGGGAGCCGCTGCCGGCGCCGGAGCAGGTCAGGACCGTCCCGACCAGGGACCACCCGGCCACGGAGCCCACCAAGCTGATCGTGACCGTGTGGCCCCTGGTATCGAGGTAGGGTGCCAGATCGAGTGTGAACCCGGCTGTCTTGTTGGTCGAGTCCGGGATGACTGACCAGATGGGGTTCGTGACGCTGCCTGGCGTTGTACCGAATGTCGGTCGTCTCAGCACACTCAAGTCCTCCGTGCCGATGACCCCCATTGCGGCCTGCATGGCGCGCCAGTCCGCGGCCGGCAGATAGTAGCGCGTGAGCGAATTACGCGCGAGGACGCGGCGGGTGACGACCGTGAGGTCAGTCAGCGCTTGATCGAGCTGCTGGTCGGTCGGTGCGCTCAATGCGCGCTCCTTTCTTCAGGTTGCAGCGAGGGGCAAGGAGCTGGATGTTCTCGAGCCCATCCACCCCGCCGAGCGCCAGCGGCACCACATGGTCCACATGATACCCGGCGAACAGCGAGCGCCCGCACCCGCACGCGCACGTCCCGCCCTGGCGCCGGAACAAGCTCGCAATCTCGATCACCGAGTAGGGGATCCCCTTGACCGCCCCTCGGCGCTTCGCCGCGTGCGCAGCGTCAGCCGGCCGCCGACAATCCCGGCACCTCGTGTGCTTTTTCCCACCGCCCGCTGAACGGAACCAGCCAAGCGGCCTCACTCGATCACACCCTGTGCAGCGTCGAAGCAGCGGCGGAAGGACCATCGTCACCCCTCAGCTCCCATTTCCGTAGTCCACCCACATCGAGTCATCGAACTTGGAACTCGCACGGTCTAACCGGTAATTCCCAAACTCCGACTTCAGCGGATCGAAGCGGTACGAAGCAAGCATCTCCTGGGCAATCCCGTGCAGCCGAATCGACTCACCGATCTTCCCCATCACCTCATCCACCGAAGCGAGCTGCTGCATCACGAGCGAGGAGAAAAGATCCATCGGCGCCTCCTCACCCTCCTTCGCTACCGTCGAGCTGCGCCCCTTCACGCTCATCAACCGCTTCTTCACCTCTCCAATCTTCGAGAGCTGAGCCTCCGCTCCATTCTTCGACAGGATGATCACATCGTTGATCTGACCCTTCCACTCCATGTACAGAGTACCGCTCTCAATGAAGCTCGAAAACGCCATGCACAAGATCCTCATGGCCTGCTGCTCATCGCTATTCAAAGGCTTGTCACGCCCCGTCTCGTCAAACGCAGCGCGCCTCTCCACATCCATCAGCAGCGCATAGGCCGCGTTCAATCGCTGCATCTTCTCGTGCGATCCGTCTGGACGATCCGGGTGCGCCTTCTTCGCCGCTCGCCGGAATGCAGTCTTGATCGCCGCTTCATCCGAATCCCGCGTGATGCCAAGCACCACGTAAGGATCCTCAACCTCAGCACCCTTCTCGCTCATCATCTGCCCCCTCTGAAAGTGCTCCACAGCATGACGGAATTTTTTTTGGGGGGCAAAAGGGATGGCGGAGACCGAATTCACCGCCCCCGACCCAATTGCCGGCTGCGCGCGCTGGCCGCCTGGCGAGCGGCGCGGCTGCCTGGCCGGGGCTGGCTGCCTGGCTTGGCACGTCTTTTGCCGGCAAGGATTGTGCCAAAACGCTGGCACGGCGAGCGGCGATCCCCAAAGGCCCGCCCAATTTGTCGTTACGCAGCATAACCCATCTTGACACAACTTGACGGTTATAGCCGCAACGCAGCACAAACAGTCAAGATCTGGTAGGACAAGAAAACAACAACATCCTGGAGGTTATCCACAGGTTGTTCACATTTTTCTTAACCTATGTCCGAGATAACCCAAAAAACCGCGTTTTCTAAAAAGGGGTCCGGGAGGCTACTGTTAAATAGCCTCTTCCCCCCCCTATATTCCTATTTACCTACTACTACTTATGGAAGGTTATATAGGACATAGGGTGAGCTGCCGGGACGTATCAGTCACTTAGCCGCAACCGAGGCAACGGTTAATCAATGGACAATGGACAGCGTGCGGTGCTGGCGCTCCGGCAAGTGTAGCGGGGGTCGAGGTGCGCAGAATGCGGGATATATTCACGGAACAACTTTGACAGTCTGCGTCTGACTGTTAGAAGATAGCGCCATACCGAAGCGGGAGTACAAAGACCATGCACTACGAAGAAGCAATGCAATTTGCCACGGCGTCCGCCGAAATGGCATGGGACCAGCGCAACGATAAGACGTATGACAACGTGGAGGATGCACGCGATAGCTACCGCGAGAACGTCCGCGAGCGCTGGAGCAATCAAACCGACAGCGGGCAGAATCGCCTGTCACCTTCGGATGATCGCGCGCACCTGCGAGCCGTCACGTATCCGGGCATAGCTGCGGCAATGGCCGCTCAATGGAATTGTGGTGTCGCCATGAATGTACGCCATGAGATAGAGGCGCGATCTTCGGCGGATGACAAGCCTGTTTTGCTTTGGCTTTTCGATCGCTACCACATGGACTGGCAATGGCGATTTGTAGCGCGCTGCGAGCACGTTAGATACGGTCCTATGTCTTACGAAACACACCGCGTGTGGTTTCCGACTACGGAAGGTCGCGTGCTGTATGCGGCAATGGTGTCGCCATGACTGACACTGACCGCATGGGCCTACTGGCTATCGCCTTCACACTGGCAATTCTGATTGCGGCAACGTGGCCGCGGAAAAGGGGTTAACGATGGACGCTGAAAACTTCACACCAATCGCAATGCAGCTATTGGACGCGCATGTGGCGCAACGTGGCGGCATTGATCCGCGCAATTACGGGAGCTGGAAGGACTACCGCGCAGAGTCGCGCAGTGTCACCGCTGACCGGCGCAATTATGAGCGCATAGCGTCCGCCGTGCGCTGGCGCTCGTTCACCCTGGCGCAATGGCAGGACGCATTCAGGGGCGCTTTCTCCGGTCGGTTGTCGCTGACCGAGCGCCGGGGCGGATGGAAGCTTGAGTACTGCACGGGTGGCTATTTCCCTACCGAGTACCGCAAGGCCGCGTGCGCCGTCCTGGCGTCGCTGCTATGGGCGGATGCGCGGGAGAATATGCCAGTGAAGGACGATGGATCCGCTTATCAGACGTATGGTGGCGGCATGAGTGCTGGCGACTACTTGCGCCGCAACTTCTACCGCCAGTTCGGCCGCACCATTGCAAAGGGGTATTTCTCATGAGCCGCGACACTGACAGCATGTATGACGATCCGCGCTTGCTTCCGTCTGCCACATGGCAGACGCCAGCGCGCGGAACTAATGATGACGAATACGCAATATATGTCGAAAACGCGCGCGCTCTTGGCTGGAGCGTCAAGACATACGATGAATGGCTGTCATCGTGAAAGCCTTTCCATTGCCTCAAGGTACGCACCTATGGAACCGCGCGCACTTAGGCGCATTCCGTAAAGGGTGCGAAGCCTTTGAGGCAGGGAAGGCAATATCAGATTGCCCTTACATTGATAAGCGCAAGCCTTCCGGGTGTCTATCTTGGTCGCGCTCTTTTATTTCAAGCTGGCGCGATGGCTTCAAGTGGGCACGGCAAGGTTACAGATACGTCACAAAATACCCCGTTGAGGAGGAATGATTATGGATACTGACAACAGCATGTATGACTACGAAAAGGACCGCGCAGACGCAGCCGATCGCGCTGACCGGGCCTATGATGACGCAGTAGAGCGCGACATTCAGCGACGCATTGACGATGCGCCCCTCGATCCGCCTGGCTACGCTGCGCGCGTCGCCGCTCTTGAAGCCGAAGGATTGACGCGCAGCGATGCCCAAGGCGTCGCGGATGCGGAGTACATGCACCGTGCTCGCTAAGCATCGGCGCATCGCGGCCGTCCGCAAGCTGGGTCGCTACCGGTGCCGGTGCTCGAAGTGCGGGCACCGCTCAACAGAGCGGCGCTTGCCCTGGCTATGGCGCAAGGCTATCAGGTGCAAATGCGGATCAACGTCCTGGCGCGTCGATTGGTCGCGCACGTTGCGCCTGCACGGCGAGCGGCCGAAGTCATGTACATGCTCGCTTGGGATGTTTCCACACCGCCCGAATGGGTGCAACACTGCGAAAGTAAGGGGGCTATTGTCATGAGGAAAAAGAATTTTGCCGTGCGCATCTTGCTGGCGTGTCGGCGCCGTCGATGGATGCGGGGGCGCCTGGACGGGGAGCCGCCGATGATCCCGCCAACAGGGGGATTTGTAGACTTGAAGCCTTACCAACTCTATTTTGGGTCCGCATGGCGCAACGAGCGCGAAGGAAAGAATGATGGCTGAGAAGAAACTGACGTGGGCCGCAGTGCTCGACATCCGCGCCGCTGCTGAGGAGCGTCAAGGCATGAAGATGCGGCAGAAGAACATCACGCGCGAAGCCCTGTGCAAGCGCCACGGCGTGTGCGTCACCACACTTCAGGCGGTGGAGAAGGGGCATCGTTACCTGACTCCGCAGGACTGTGTTCCTGAGCGGCCGGAGCCATCGCCAGTGGACGCTGAAGCGGGCGACGGTTCTCCGCCAGAATCCCCGCCGTGCGCGGATTGAGCGCGAAGCCCTTCATCACCTTGCCGTCAATGGAGATTGTTTTCCTCACATAGCCCGCAGACTTCAGGATCGCGCTGATGCGTGTCTGCATCAGCCGGTCCTGGCGGCCGGGCTCCACATCGAGGCAGAACGTGAGCACATCGGCCGACGTGACACGATCCCGCGCCGCGCACCAGTCAGTGACTCGCGTGTACCACGGATCATCGACGCGCCGCGCCTCCTGGCGCTTGCGCGCAGCCTCCTCGGGAACGTTCCACCACGGCTCGCCCCGCTGGTAGCGCGCCACCGACTCCGCGAAAAGCTGGTCACGATGTTCCTTGATCCAATCGAGGTTGACTCGATGGCAGTACACCGGCCAGAAGCGCCGCGCGCCCGTCTCATCGGTGTTCCAGTCGTCCTCGTTGGTCGTGCCGGCGAACACGTTGGTGCGCGGCCAGTCCTCGGCGTGCCGCCCGTAGGGGCTGCGGAAGCGATCTATCCGGGAGCTGATTTTGCCCTTGATGGCCGTCTGTTCCGCTCGCCTGAAACTGTGCAGCTCGCTGATCTCGACCAGCATTTTACCTTGGATGTCAAGGCAGAAGTCTTTCGAGAGGATGCTACTGTGAACCGCCGTGTACCACTCCCCGCCGATCACCTCGAGCGCGCTGGTCTTGCCGGCGCCCTGGGTGCCTTCGAACACGGGCATCGCGTCGGCCTTGCATCCTGGCGCCAGCACCCGGGCGACCATGCCGACCATGAAGCAGCGGCCGACCGCGGCCGAGTAGGTATTGTCCGTCGCCCCGAAGCCCTCGGCGCACAATCTGGGAAGCCGCTCCTGGCCATCCCACAGGATGCCGGTCAGCCACTCCTTGACGCAGTTCCGGGGGCTCTGGCGCGCGTAGGCGACCACCGCCCGGCGCATCGTGTCAACGCCCATGTTGGGCATCCCCATCGCCCGCTGGACCCATTGGGTGAGCCGGGTGTCCATGTCGTCGGACCACTCGAGCGCCTTGCCGTCGTCTGCCCGGTACATGATGCGGCGCAGAAATTCGTCCCACCACAGGTCGATCTTGCCGGACACCCCCTCGGCGTAGCGCAGGATCCGGGCGGCGTTGTCGTCGTTGCAGTACGGCTCTCCGTTTGCCCTACAGGCCAGCCCGGCGTCCTCCCACAGATGCCGCTGCGCCATTGAGCCAATATCCTTGCCCGGCCGCGAGGCTGCCTGAGCGGGCTCCGCGCCCGGATCTTTCTCGGGGGGTTGCCGCGGTCCAGGCCCGGTCGTCTGTAATGGCTTCTCCGTCGATCCTATGGGGGCAATATGCTCGGTGAGGAAAGTTCGAAATTCGTCCAGCGTCCAGCCGTCCTCGACCGCATCAGCGGCGTCCCACCCCTCGGGGAGATCGGCGTCGGGCGGGTAGACCATCTCGAGCGTACAGCCAAGGGCGAGAAGCGCATTCGCCGCCTCCTGCATGGCTTTGCGGCCGGGCTCATCTGCGTCCGGCCACAGAAGGCAGCGCCGCCCCTCCAGGGGCCTCCAGTCGGCGTGCTTGACGCCGGCGACGCCGCCGAAGGCTGAGATGACCGTCTGCCGCTTGAACACCTGACGCAGCGCGTGCGCCGCCTTCTCACCCTCGACCACCAGCACGCGGAAGGTGGGGTCCACTGTGTAGAGCCGGTCCAGGCCATAGAGCGGGCGCGGCCGCGGGGGCGCCTTCATCCGCCAAGCGTCGGAGTGCCATGTCCAGGGGCAGAATTCCTTGTGAGGCTTGCCGTTCTTCTGAGTCTCGTAGCGGCACTGCGCGAACAGCTTCCGGCCGTCCGTGTCGGTGTACCACCAGACTTGCGACGGCACGCCGTGCGTCGGGTGGATGAACTGCTGCACGTCGGTCGGCGCGAACTCCGGGATCGGGGAGAGCTGCCACTCATCGTCCTTGCGCGCTGAGGGCGCAGGCGGCGCCGGCCCCGAGATCGGCGGGGAGTCAGCCCCCTCCCCGAAGTAGTGCAGGCGAATCTGCTTGTACGCCTCGCCTTGCTCGAGGCGGTTGATGCGCGCGTACAGCTCGATCAGGTCGCCGCCCGTGTCGCCGGCAGCGAAGTCGGCCCACACGCCGCCCTTGCGCCAATTGATCTTCAGGCTGTTGCCGGCCTCGCCGTTGATGCTGCCGACCACAAATTCGCCGGCATGGACTTTCCCGTTGGGGAACCACTCGGCCAGCAGATCGGGGCAACGGCCGATCAGACGGGCATTCAAGCCCTCGAAATCCAATACTCCCACTTCAGCCCCCGTCCAGGAAAAGGTATTCAGCGTACTCAAGCGTCGCGGTCGGAATCTCGTGCGTTCCGTTGCGCCATCGTCGCACCGTCACGGGGTGGACATGCAGCTTTTCTCCGACCTCCACACTGTCCATCTCGCACTCGCGCATCAGCTTGTCCAGCCGTGCGGACTTGACTCCGATGGGAGTGCGCTTGCCGGTTGACTTAGCCATCGTCGCTCTCGATGATCGCAGCCGCTTCAATCGCACTATGAGCGACGCCGGCCAGCCCGCCGAACTGAATCACCATGTCACGCCATGCCGCCTGGTGCTTGGCGGCATCCTTTTTCCCAACCTTCACTTCCACACTGACGAACACGGCGAGGCGCTTCCCCACCATCTCCGGCGTGATGGTCACGGACTTGAACCCGATCAGATCCCCGCTCCCTGGGCACAACCCGTAGGCGACGTACTGACCGCGCACATCCTTGAGCACGCCGACATTGTTGCGGAACAGGCGCACGTCTCCCTTGCTCAGCTTCAGGCGGATGTCATCGCTGATCTCCGTCTCGCTCACGATTGGGTTCCCTGGAGATCAAGCTCAACCTTCTCGCAGTGCCTCACCGCCTGCGGGTAAGTGTCGAACGAGATTCCGTTGTTCAGGTGCATCCAGCCGTCGTCGGTCAGCAGCAGCGGCATGAACACGTCGGCGTCGAACACGCGCAACCGCAATATCGCGTAGTTGCCGGCGCGACGGGTGCCGAAATCAACTTTTCTGAACTCCAATGTCATTGCGCTCTCCTGGATCTCGATTCCATCACATGCCTAGCCCACCCTTCCGGGTCTTTGTAGCCGCGCATCCTGCCAAGCTCGGTCAGCCCTTCGATGCCTTTGGTGGACGCGGCCATTCCGTTCTGGCGCCGCTTCTCTCGCATCGCCTTTAGCTCAGCGGCGCGCTCCGGCGTCAACTCCTCAAGCTCCCCCTTCCTCTCCTTCACCACACGCGGGGCAACGGGGAACGCGGCGCCGCAGTTCTCGCATTTGAGCCCGGACGCGCTGCTGGCCGCAAAGCACACGGGACAGGTGCGCGCCTTGCGCACCGCGCCCTCTTTCTTCACGACCGCCGCACCGTGCAGCGACCACTCGATTTCGTCGTCAGGCATCCCGTGCCTGAGCGTGTTGCCCGCATGATCGAGGATCACGGCGTGCGTCTTTCCGGGCGCGGTGCGCAGGCATCGGCCGACCTGTTGCAGCCACAGGCCGAGGCTCTGTGTCGGGCGAAGGCTTATGCCGCACACGATGTCCGGCACGTCGAAGCCTTCGGAGATCAGGTCGCACGACGCCATCCCCAGCAGCCTGTCGCTCCGGTAGTCATCCATCGTCTGCGCGCGAACCTCTCTGCTCATCCCGCCGTCAACGTGCGCGCATGGAATTCCAGCCTCGGTGAACTGCTGCGCGGCGTGCTTCGCGTGGTCCACAGAAACGGCGAACAGGACGAACTTCTTGCCGCTCGCGTGCCGCTTATAAGTATCGACCGCGTTGCCCGTGATGCTGCTCACGTCCATGATCTTCGCAAGCTGACCGCGAACGAACTCTCGCATGTTCGTTCGGACCTTGCTCAAGTCTGCTGTTGGCGGCGCGAATACCTTCGGTCGAGCGAGGAACCCGCGAGCGATCAGCTCTCTCGTAGTCGGCCCCATGACCATCTCATCGAAGCACTCGCTCAAGCCCTCGCCGGACTGGCGCGTCGGCGTCGCTGTCACGCCGAGTGTGTGGATACCCGCGTAGTAGGCGCCAATCTGCCCCCAAGTCGTGCGGCCTACCGCATGGTGGGCCTCGTCGATGATGAGTAGAGTCGGCTTCGGAATCTGATTGAGGCGGCTGACCAGCGTGAACACGGATGCCACTTGCACGGAGCGAGCCAAGAACATCGGGTGCCCGCCAGCGATCACGCCGGGGTCGATGCCAATGCGCCGGAGCGCGCCGACAACCTGCTCGACCAGCTCGGCTCGATGCACCAGGATCATCACTCTGCCGTGCGGACGGACCTTCAGATGCTTGAGCGTCATGTCCGCGAACACAACGGTCTTGCCGCTGCCGGTCGGGCTGACGGCCAGCACGCGACGGGTGCTGCGGAAGGCTTCGCGTATGCGATCCTCCAGGCTGATCTGAAAGTCGTGGAGCTGGATCATCAGCTACTTTTTTTCGGCATCACGCTTACGCCATCCGCGAACCGCTCGAAGAAGCCGCTCCACTCGGGGAGCCCCATCGGCGTGCCGAACTGAGTCGCTGCCGCCTCGGCGTAGATCTTCAGCACGCAGATGCGGGCGATCAACCGGAGCAAATCCTCGGGTGTCGAGAACGCTTTCTCCAGTGGCACCATCAGCCGGCCGTGGCGCTGGATGTCGAAGCACGCCTGACTGGCGGCATCGTTGAGAACTTGCATTCTTCCGACGATCAGCTTCATATCGAAGTTCTGCGGATCACTCTCTGCCATAACGTACCCCTTGACAGCCTGTAGCGAGTCGCTACACTACACGCCGTCACCAACAAACGCAAGGGGCCTTGCAATGCTTCATTATCCCAAGGGCCGAGAGGACTGGCTGGCGCTTCGCCACCAGTTCGTGAGCAGCACTGAGTCTGCTGCCGTGTTCGGCCACAGTCCGTATCTCACGCCTTACGAACTGGCCGTCTACAAGTCCGACAAGGCGAAGGATGATTTCGCCGGCAACGAGCGGACGGAGTGGGGGCTCGCCCTCCAGCGTCCCATCGCAGACAAGTTCGCAGAGAAGCACGGGCTGAAGATCCGCGCGCTCAACGCCTACGCCGCTCGAGGAGCCATCGGCGCGAGCTTCGACTTCGAGATCGTCGGAGCAGAGGGGACTGGCGCGCTTGCGGAAATGTACCGCACGCATGGCGCGGGAGTGCTGGAGATCAAGAACGTCGATGCCTGGATCTACAAGCAGCAGTGGGTCGATGGCGAGGCACCCGCTCACATCGAGATCCAGGTGCAGCACCAGCTCGAGGCCATCGAGCGAGAGTGGGCCATCATCGGTGTGCTGGTCGGAGGCAACCGCATGGAGCACATCGTTCGCTGGCGCGACAAGGAAGTGGGCCGCGCCATCGACGTGAAATGCACGGAGTTCTTGGAGAACTTGAAGGCCGGCGTCATGCCGCCAATCGAGCTGCCTGCGGACGCCGAGATCATTCGCAAGGTGTACAGTTTCGCGGACCCCGGCAAGGTGCTCGACGAGTCGATCATGGCGCCCGACGTGACTGACCAGATAGTCGCGCTTTGCGGACTGTACGAGGAAGCTGGCAAGACCAAGAGGGCGGCCGAGGAAGCTCAGAAGTCCGCACAGGCTCAGCTCCTCCAGCTCATCGGCACGGCTGAGAAGGTCGTCACCAAGAGGTACGGCATCAGCGCAGGCATGGTCGCTGCCTGCCACATCGAATACGACCGAGAGCCGTATCGCCTGTTCCGAGTCACCGCCAAGAAGGAGAAGTCAAAGTGAGCCGAATCTATCTCGTTACCGACAGCGCCGAGAAGCCGCATCTGGTGCGCGCCGACAACCGCAGCCAGGCAATCCGGCGTATTGCCGAGATCACCATGATGTGCCACGTGGCGGACCAAGACACGTTGGTGAACCTCGTGGCCGCGGGAGAGCGCGTCATCAATGCCGGAGAGGCGCAGCAGGCGCTTCCAATCGAAGGAGAGGACGAATGAGCGTGTCAACGGAAGTCGCGCGCATGGATGTGATTCTGAGCACGCTGCGCTCGGAAGGCATTCAGACGCACCTGAAGAACAACCTGCCGCCAGAGATCTCGGTGGACAAGTTCACGAGCGTCACCATTGCCGCTCTGAACAACAACCCGGAGCTTGCCACGGCGGACAGCCAAAGCCTTTACAGCGCCATCATCAAGGCAGCGCAGGACAATCTGTTGCCGGACGGGCGGGAGGGTGCGCTTGTCATCTTCAACACGAACGTCGCCGGCCGGGATCAGCCGCCGATGTGGGTGAAGAAGGTGCAGTGGATGCCGATGATGTACGGGCTGCGCAAGCGCTTGGGAGAGATCGGCATTCTCATCGACGCGCAAGTCGTTCACGAGAACGATGACTTCGTGTACGAGTTCGGTGACAACCCCACCATCGCACACAAGCCGCCGAAGCTCGGCAAGCCGCGCGGAGAGATCATTGGCACGTATGCCGTCGCTACGCTCAAGGACGGATCCAAGATGCGCGAGGTCATGGACAAGGACCAGGTGCAGGCAGTCCGCGCGCAGTCGCGTGCGGCAAACTCGCTCATGTGGACGAAGTTCGAGAGCGAGGGGTATCGCAAGACTGTTGCGCGCCGGCTCGTGAAGTCCCTTCCGATCACCGATCAGAAGGTTCTCAACATGCTCAAGGCCGATGACGAGCAGTTCACGTTCGAGCAAGAGGGGAATGGTCAGCCAGATCCCGCCGCGCAGACGGAGGCGAGTGCGCCGCCGCCAGCAGCGGACGCTCCCAAGCCGCCGCGCCCGAAGGCGCTGGAGGCGGTTGTGCAGGCGACGAAGCCCCTCCCCACTCAGCCTGAGAAGGTCGCCGTGACGCCGGCACCGAAGGCTGCGGCGAAGCCCGTCACTGCGGCGCCGGCTCCTTCAGGAGACGAAAGTGAAGTGTTCTGATTTCTGGGTGATGAGTCTTATGAAGATATTGGCCGCAGTGGGAATCGGCGCAACAATTTTGTTGGCTTTTCGCTTTGTCCGTGACTACTTGGACATGCGGGCCTTCGTTAGAGAGTCCAGGCGCGACGCGGAGCGACGGAGTAAAGAGATCGAAAAGACTGATTCATCGTTGAGCGAGGGAGAGAAACATGCTGACTGAACCAATCGGCACCCCGCCGCCAAAGACGCCGACGCACGTCGATGACTGGGTATCGAGTTCCTACCCGCAGCCAACGCCAGCTGAAGCCTATGCACAGTGGGTCATGCTGCACATGCGCCTGCCTGCCGTGATGAAAAGCAAGTTCCGGCCTTTCATGCAGGACCACAAGCTGTTCTGCACTTTCGAGGACAAGCGCTGGCGCGTCACTGGCGGATCGAGGCTGGGCGATGTATGGCTGGCAGAGGACTTCGAGCTAGATACCGGCTACGACAAGCGCGTGATGCTGGACGACTGCTCAGAGTGGTCGCCCTCCGCACTGACAAAGAGGGAACAGCATGAATAATGCTTACGATGCGATTGAATTGCTGGCGAGTGAGTTGAGCCACCGCTCGCCGAATATGACGGGCGATACGCACGAGGCGCTTGATGCGGTGGAGGCGGCTT